AAGCGCGCCCAGGCCGGGCTGCTAACGCCCGCTCTGGTGGGGCCGAAGCTGACGGCCTGGCTGGAGCGCTACGACATGTGCCTGCGGCAACTGCGCTTCCTGGGCACCGGCGCAAAGACCGACGACATGATCCTGATAGGCGACTGACATGCTGCCCCATAACCTAGCTGTTTATCTGGACGAAGTCGACGACGATCCGGTCGCGGCCTGTGCTACTGCCGCTCGCTTCGGCTTCCGCCAGGTAGCACTGCGCCGCCTGTGGGCCACGCCGATAGCCGCTGCCAGCGACCCAGCCTGCCAGAAGATTGCCGTGGCACTACGGAAACACGACCTGCAGGTAAGCGTCGTTGCTACTACCTGTGGCCGCTGTGCGGTTGCCGACCTGCCCGGGCAGCTGGCGAGCTTCCAGCGGGCCTTGCTCATTGCCGCCTACTTCCGGGCCAAGTTTATTAGGGTCTTTGCTGCCATCGTGCCGGGCGGGGGGCAGCCGGCTGACGCCAGCGCCGCCACTACGGCCGTCCAGGACTGGTTGACCATGGCGGTTAGCGCCGCCCAGGTCATGTCGATAACGCCCGTCCTGGAGATTGATCCGGATGCCGTGCACTTCAGCGTTGGCGATGTCAAGGCCCTGGTGGAGGCGCAACCGGGCCTCCAGCTCCTCTATGATCCGGCCCTCCTCATTGTCCAGCGTGTTCAAGACCCATTGCTATACTGGTGGACCCTGCGGTCGCGCATTGCCCTGGTTGACCTACATGACTACCAGTTTGGCCAGTCATTCCGGCCGCTCGGCCATGGTAACTGCGGCTGGCAGCAGTTGCGCCCGGAGTTGGCTGCGCCTAACGACCTATTGTTGCTCCTGGAGCCTGGCCTAGGCCGTCTCTATGGCCAGGCTACTACCAGGGCGCAGACGTTCGCACTGGCCGTGGAAGCGCTGACGGCCTTCTGGTCTGGTAGATAGGGATGCGTCGGAACTCGAGGCAAGGGCCTATCTACTAGACCAGGAGACCACGATGGCTAAGTCAGCACGCAGCGGCGGCATCCCCGCACCATCCGTGACGCCGCCGGCCCCGGCGGTGGAGAACGAGCGCCTCCTCAAACGCGTCCAGACCCAGGACGTTAGCACCATCCCGGTGCGGACCATCATCACCATCGAAGTCGGCGATATGCCAGTTAAGGACGTGCAGAATGCCGTCCTGCAGGTTAGCCAGATCTATGCCACCGGCAATCACCCCACCTATGTCATTCCCGTTCGCAATGGCAAGATGACGTCGGACATCGTCTTCGAAGCCGGCATCGAGGAACTAATCCGGACGCTGTGCGAGGTTGTCCGGGGCGACATAAAGCTGCGCGGCGGCTGGCGCGACGTGGACATCATGCGCGCGGCCCTGTAGCATCCCGTTCGAGTCCCACTTAGTAGCCGAGACCCCCGGGTAGCCGGGGCAACAAAGATAGCGTAGTGGAGGGGATATTATGCCAGTCAGTCTAAATGAAGCTCTGGTCAGGATTAGGAAGGTTGGGGCGCAGGGAGTCCGAGCAGTCCCAATGCCAAACCAGAACGTGCATACCGGTAAGTATCAAATAGAAATACGGGATGGGGACAGCTGGAGCGTGCTGGTGGAGGGGCTGCCACGCAGCTCGGCAGATGACCTCATCAAGCAGGCTACCAACCGCGTAATCCTTGGCTAGTCGCTACAGGAGGGACCATGAACAGCAGTCATAAGCGGGTGTCGTCAGTCATCGAGCTGGCGCGCTACCACGCTGGCTCGGTACTGTATCGCGTGGTCTTCCGGCCGGTCGGCATCGCCCAGGTCCAAATCCCGCCTGGTGAGGAGTGGATGGCCGAGGTCCACCCTAAGGTCCTGTTCGAGCGCGGCCTGGCCAGCAAGAGCTGGAAGTACCGCGTGCACCTACCCAGGCTCTGTGCCCTCGATTTCCAGTACGTTACCGAGCTACTCACGTCCGAGCCGATTGTGGAGCGCTTTGTAATCCAAGAAGTGGCACGCAGCCAGAACACTGGCGAGTTCTACTACATGAATGTCGACCAGGACTGGATGCCAGAATCTGCCCTGTTCGAGACGGTCCCGGCCGCCAAGCGCGAGAAGGACCGGATCAAGAAGCTGTTCCAACTGTGGGCGTCGCGGCAATCGCCCGATGAAGTCTAAGGCAGGTCTAACATGCTCAGTGATATCACCATCAGCCACGACATGCCCATCGTCAACGGCTATGTCCAGGTCCCGCCGTGTCGCGAGAACTGGAAGGACGCCGTCAGCGACAAGCAAGCCATAATCACCTTGCACCAGACGCACCCGCTGGCCAAGAGCGTCCAGGTCCTATCTCTGGACGGCGCTTCTGGCTATACGGCGGGCCGCCCTACCGGCAGCCGGCACGGCCGGCAACGGCTAGTGCGGCTGCCGCCCATCCCACAGGGTCCGGGGACCGGCCCGTCCGTCCCCGATCCGGCGGCCGTGCTGGCGCCGCCGGCCCCCGCTCCGCAGTCCTATCCGCCCTAACCGTGCATGTGAGTTGACCGGCCGTCGCCGGGGCGTGGCAACCTGGTCTTGGATTTGGGCACCACCCGTGTCCCTGGCTTGGCTGCTACTCTGGTTCCTGGCTTGGGCGCCACCTTGGTTCTGGGCGCGCCCCTCATGAAGCTGGTGTGGCCGCTGCCGGCGGGCGCCAGGCTGGTGCCGCCGCCGGGGATCAGGCTGGTGTCAGCACCGCCGCTCAGCCTGGTGTCGCTATCTGACGGTTCGGCTAGGGCGGTCTTGGTACCTGCTGGTTTCGGTGCTAGTTGCGTCTTGCCACCATGGGATGGCAGCGGCGGCGGTGCCTGGCCGCCGCGTAGCCGTGCTACCTCGCCCCTGGCCATGTCGTAGGCCGCCTTTATAGCCAGGGCGGCAATAAGCTTATTCTGGGATCTGTTGACGAAACCCTGGCCGATGGCAGAGCGGCGCTTGGGGTTGAGCATATCCAGGAGCTTGCCAAGTTGGCCCTGCCACTGGCCGGACGCCTGTGCTGGGGGTTGTAAGCCGCCGGCACTGGTCTTGGGGCCGCTATAGCCGAGGGCGCGCCACAGCCGGCCGCCCAGCGACTTGAGGCCGGAGAGTAGGCCCTCAGTGATGGGCAGGCCGGCGGCGCCAGCCACGACCAGGGCCGCTTCCGTGGCCGACATGGTGGTGGCCCCTCGGGTCTGGCCGACTAGTTTCTCGAGGGCCTTGCGCTGCTTCTTGGTGAGGCGCATGCCACCTAACCCGCCCAGTCCGCTACTACCGCTAAAGAGTCCCGGGTCCAGGCCGAAGGCGGCCGGGCTGACGCCATAGCGTTTGGCTAGTTTCTGGATCTGGTGGAGGTGTTTGGCTTGCTGGCGACCTAACTGTAGCGTCCGGTCTAGTTCAGTCTGCTTGGCTTGGTCTTCGCCCCTCTCGGCGGTATGCTGTATCCAGTGTCCGGCCTCGTCGGCCACTTTCTGCCGGAGGGTCGCCGCCAGGGTCTGGAAATCTTTGATGGGCCTGCCGTCGCGCGTTGTGAAGGCTTCCTTGAAGGCGTTAACCAGGCCGGTCCACCAGCTGGGGTTCTGCATGATGTTGCCGGGCAGTTGTTCGGCCTTGGCCATAAGGGCCTTGATGCGCGGGCTGGTGGCGATAGCTGGCGGCAGGCCGCTGAGGGCGGCCCGCGCCCGCATGAGGCCGCCGTAGAGGAGGTTGCCCAGGAAGGCTTCGTCGATGATGCCGTTGGGGACGGCGCCCGGCTGGGTGGGGGCCGGAGCGGCGCGGCTGGCAGCGACGACGCGGCTGAGCGCTGGCTCGACCAGGACTTCGGAGAGCACCAGGCGGAATAGGTCGCTGTCGGCGTTGATGGCTGCGAGCCTCATGTCATTCCCCTAGTAGTCGGGTACGTCGTCGAGCGGCTCGATGGCGTCGCCGTCATAGTAGTCAGGCTGCTGGTTGCTGCTGGCTGGCCCCGCCAGCTCGGCTAACTCGTGTGCGCTGATGGCCAGGTCAAGTTCTTCAAACTCAGTATCTTTCATGGTACGGCCCCGGTCGGTAGATAGTCCCGGCAGCGGGACCTGACACTTGGCTAGTCCCGACCCACGACGGGGGCCAGGCCGTGGACCGCAAGTTGCATGCCAAAATCAGTAGCTGGGTCCGCCAGGCGCGGCATCGCGCCCGCCGTTACGACTGCGTCAGCCGGCTCGACCTGGCAGCGGCCCTACAGCTGGTTGACGCCAGCGGCTGCCAGTGCTCCTACTGCGACCGCCCCTGTACCGGCCTGGATCACGCCTTCCCGCTTAGCGATAAAGCGCCTAACGTCCTGGCCAACACCGTCCCTATTTGTCAGGTTTGTAAGACACAGAAGAAGCAGCAGGATCTGGTGGCCTATCACGAGGCCGGCTTCATCGACGACGACCGCTATCTGGCCGTGCTGCGCCAGCTCCTCGACCACGACGGCGCCACCGAGATGCGCGATCACCTCAAGAAGATTACTGGTATCGGCCTCGACGACCTTGACCAATAATTATGGTAGTGGAGCGGCGTGACACGGCCGCCCCGGAAGTCCACCTGTATCCCGTCCACGTAACGGAGTCAACACATGTCCGAACTTGTTCGACATCTGAGCACTAAAGGTGAAATCTCCAAGGAGCTGTTCACCGTCAACTATAACGAGCAAGACCGTAAAGGCAATCCGCTGCTGGAGAGCAAGCGGCGGGCCGTCCGCAGCCACCCGTCGCGCATCTTGCCGCTACTGGACGGCGCCGCCGTGGTCTTTCGCGGCACTATTGGTGCCACGGCGGGGGGCGCGGGCGGTAAAGGCGGCAAGGGCGAGCCGGCCTTACTGGCCAAATGCCCCGTGTGCGCCAGCGACATCCGCGTAGACGTCAAGAACGTCCGGCAAGCCGAATGCCCCGAGCACGGTGCCTTCGACCTGTCGTGGGCCACCGTTAGTGCCGGCCGCATCCCGGTGACCGTCGCCAACGGCAAGCTACCCAAGAAGGCCACCGTCAAGAAGAAGCCAATGAAGGCGCGGGCGCCCCGGACGGCCAAGGCCCCGGTCGCCATCGACTTCGAGCGGATCAGAGCGGCCGGTGAGCTATGGACGCGCAGCGGCGTAGAATTCGATTACCCGGACTTCGACGTCCGTGCCCACGTGCTCATCCTGGCCGGCACTGGTACAGATCTGCCGCGCAAGTATTGCTTCAATTCGTATAACGGCACCTGGGGCAAGAAGCCCAAGGATCACGAGCTAACCTGCTTCCTGGCCAACCAGCCGACCGACCTGGGGACCACGGTGGGCTGGGTCGTCAAGGGCACGTTGGAGCAGGAGCGGCGGAAGCTCATTAAAGGTGGCTACCAGCGCGATGCGGGCAAAGATAGTTAGGTAATGAGATCCGGGCTATGTTCTGGGAGGCTGTGATCATGGCCAAGCTTTCACATAAACCAGCGCCGCTACCGCCGGCCCCGACCGGGCTGCCGGCCAAGGACGGCACCATCCCGACCACGGCTCCGCTTGTCGATGCCTCGGTCCGCATCGAGGCCAAGGTATCCTTCAAGGACGGCAGCAATGCCGGCATGGCCGTCATCTGGGAGGACGGCCAGATCAAGTCCGCTGACCGCTACGGGGTCGCCCAGGCGATGTTCGACCAGGTGTGGGCCGACAGCGGCGCCCGCTCCACCATCATGGCCTGCCTGGCGGCGCTGGGCGGCACCCATACCATCGTCAATCCGCCGCCCCCGCCGCCCAAGAAGGCAGTAGCGAGCCTCATCTTCCTGTACTATGGCCGCATGGCCCACAAGGACCAGAACAAGAACACCTGGCGGGTGACTTATGACGCTAAGGGCGGCATCGCCACTATGAACGTGGCCAGCTACACCCTGATGCGCAACGACCCGGGCGGCCGGGCCACGCTGATCAACCTGTGGAAGGCCCTGGTTGGGCCGGGCGGCAGCGTGACGATCAAGTGATGGGAGTCTGGCAAACTTAGAGTAGGGCGCAGTGTGGCCCGCCGGCTGCGCTCGTGGACATCCCGAGCGGGATAAGGGAGCACTAACATGAGTGCGCAACCACTCAACACCGAAATTCAGGTCTTCCGGACTGTCCGGTCGCAGCGGGCTATCAAGCGCCATGATTCAGTCGGCGCCATCATCAAGCGGCTGCGGCCCCTGGTCATGAGCGTCGTCGGCCGGGAAATGGCGACGGTTGAGGTCGTCAGCCGCGACACAACCAAGAGGGACTTCAGCGTGTACGCTCGCGATGGCCAGCCAATCGTGGAAGGACTCCACGGCGATCTGCCGTTCTATGCGGCCCAGGAATACATCCCGAATGTGGACTTCGCCTTCCAGATTGGCAGCGACAAGTTCCTCACCAACACGCCCGCCGGCCTGACCGGCGACCTGCAGAAGGACCTGCGGACGGTGGACACACAGTACCGCATCGTCGGCGTCAAAGTCTAAGGGCTGGGCTGGTACGCTCAGGCAATGCCAGGTCGGTCTGGGTTCGGCCGGTCCGGGTTCGGAGGCCAATGGCCTAACGCCCACGAGTCAGTCTAGTGGCCGCTACGGGTAGACCGTAGCGGCCACGCTGCTATAGGGGTCACTATGCGTAACATGCCAGCCGGTCACTTCGCCCCCTTCATGGCTCACTACGCCTTCATCCAGCCGGGCCAATCCAGACTGTGGACGCGCTGGGAACGGCTCCGCTACGCTCACAAGATCTCCCGGCTCCTGTGGGAGACATTGTCGCCCAATGCCAGTCTGGTCCTGGCCCAGCCGGGCGGCAGCGTCCGTAGCGACCTGGTCGTGCACGCCTGGGCCGATAGCCTCGACGGCCTGATGTACAAGCCGCAGATGGGTGAAACGCCCGCCCAGCTGGGCATCGAGGGCTTTTACAGCGTCACTACTGGCCTGGTGCCGACCTATAATAGCGTTGCCACCGTCCAGGACAACCGCTTCCTCTACGGCCACTGGCAGGGACCATGGCCGGCGGCCGTCAAAGTGCCGGTGGCCAGTATCAGCACGGAAGTGAAGGCCCTGAAAGCAATCTTGGACGCGGCGGCTGGAGTAGCGCTGGCGACTTATCCCGACTGCGCCGCCCGGACCTTCCGGCTCGACTACAAGGGCGTAGCCTTTGGCGATCGCGGCTTCCACTTCCCCCGCTAGGAGTGAGCGGCTTGAGATGGCAGCACAGCCGGCCGACGCGGCGGTGGCGGACCACCGCCAGGGCCGCGCCAACGGTCGGCCGCACCAGCCGTGGCCCGGCGCTGACGCCGTGACGGCGGCATAAGATCTTCAAGTAGCCATCGATAGTCAAGATCCGCTCCAAGTCGCGCACGTCCCAATCGGCAGCTACGATGACAACCAAATCGGCAGCTTCCTGGGCCAGACCCCGGGCCAGATAGCGGCACTGGGTCCGCTCGTACCAGCTGCTGACGCGCTTGGGCATGCCATGCTTGAGCAGCGTGAAGTCGCGCACGTCGAAGGCGATGGCCACTGCCGGTCCCTCGGCCACTACCAGGCCCGTATCGCTGTCTACTAGCTGAAAGTCCCTGCCGTACTTGCGGTAGTAGTAGCGGTCGTCCATAGTTCAAACCTTTGTTGGTGTCTTACTGGAGGATCTCGTCATGGCTATCATCGGCCCCGCCGACTTGCCCGTCGTCCTCAAAGTGCCGTCCGACCCGATGAAGAAATACGCCCTATCGCAATTAGGGTATCCGAGTGTCGAGGTGGAGATCGCGGAGGACCAGTGGGAGATCGCGCTTAAGGTCGTGGGCGACTGGATCTCTGGCTATTTCCCCCGCGAGCAGAAGCTGGCCGTGTTCTACAGCCAACCGCTGCGGCCGACCTACCCGCTGCCGCCGGACGCCTACTGGGTCCAGGAGGTGTCGTGGGACCCGGTGACCACACGCATTGACGACGTCTTTGGCGCCGAGTCTTTCTTATTCAACATCGGCAACATCTCCGGCATCCAGAACATGCTGCTGGATTACCACCTGCTCCAGGCGTACCGCAAGTTCAGTTCCAAGATCCTCGGCACCGAGGGCCACTGGGAGGTGCTGGGCGAGGGTGGTCCGGACGGGCCGACCAAGCAGCTTATCCGCCTGTACCCGACGCCCAAGGGCGTGTTCCCAGTGGTCGTCCTCTACTATCCGGTAGTGACCCATTTCCGCAGCCCGCAGGCCCGGAAGCTGGCTAACGACATGCTGGTGGCCGAGGCCAAGATTATGCTAGGCCATGCTCGCCGCAAGATTGCTGGCATGCCCGGGCCGACTGGCGGCAACATCGGCCTGGATGGCGCCGACCTGATCACCGAAGGGACCAAGCTACGTGAGGACCTGACCAAGAACGCCATGGAGATGGGCGAACCCCTACCGATCCAGATGTGGTGAGCGATGCGCCTGAGCGTGTTATATGAAGATGGCCCCAAGCCCTGGGTGAACCCGGACCAGGTCTGGGGTGGCCGCCGCTCTGGTGCCATGCCGTTCATCTACACAGACGACGGCGTGATGTACTATGGCTTTCGCGGCGAGACTCACAGAGGGATGATAGTTGATGAACCAGAGTTGCGCGAGCGCTACTTCGACATCCTTTACCAGATCGAATCGGTACGGCGGTCCCCTCTGACAGAGGACGAGCCGTCCTGGGCTGATAGCGACTTCGGTGCCGGTATCTCCTCAGATAGCTCTGACTGGCGCGATTGGATTGAGACATTTGACCTACTGGGCCGCGTCAGCACCAGCCGCGATCTGGTGAGCTTCTGGAACAGCGACAGCGCCCTGCTCGATAAGCTACTTAAGCCATGCTGCCAAATGCTGCTCGATGATGGTCACCTCAAGAACTCTGGCGCGGTATCAACGCCGGTACATGGCACGGTACCGCTCCGGGACGTAGTGGGTGGTGGTCAGCTAGCGCTACAGCCATTCAGTCCGGAGGACATAGCGCTATATAAGCGGCTGCACACCATGCGCGGCCAGGAGAAACTAGCTGCCAGGAAGAAACTGGGTCTCTACAATCCAACGCCGCCCGAAAAGCCATGGCCAGCGGCCCTCCGCAAGGCCGGATTTGTAGGGCCGGGCCAGAAATGGTGGGCACCCTACTCCGAGGGCGTCGTGGCCCAAGCCAGGGGCACGGTACTGAGCGTCGTCAACGACCTGGCCAGCCGCCTGGCCAACGTCGCCGAGCACACCTTCGGCCGTGACGGCCACCTGGGGCTGCTGCTGACCCGCCGCCGTCCCAACGTGGTATTCGCCGACCAGGAGGACGAGCCGGCCACCATCACGCTCCTGTTCGGCCGTCCCGGCACCCCTAGCGGCCCGCAGGCCCTAACCCTCCAGGTATATGGCGACGGCGCCGGCGAAATTAAAGTGGAGATGGCCCAGAAACTGGCCTTGCTCCTGAACCTACCGCGCCGGCTGGTCGTCAACTCGGAGGAAGAAGCCGTCACCAAGCTAGGCCAGATAGCCGGCACCATGGCAGAGCGGCTGCGCCGCAACCTGAGGATCTAGTAGTGCTCAGCGTCGTCGTTAACGATAAGCCAGAGGTCATTGTACAGAACCGCCTGGAGGTGGTTGGCGGCCGGGGCGTGGTCGTGCCCGGCTGCGAGCCGACGTCGGCCGTCACCTCCACCACCCTCATGCGCGAGCAGCGCGGCATCTGCAAGAACACCATGGTGGACGTGGCTGCCGCCCTGCTGGCCATCCCCGGCTCGACTCTCGAGTTTGGCCTGAATTTCGGCGGCGTCCGCCAGACCTGGTTCGTGCTGCCGCCCAGCCCGTTCGCCTGCTGCCAGCCTTATGCCGAGGACTGGTACAAGATACTCCGGGAGCTGCCGCCGCTACCCGACCAGGTCGAGGATCGCTTCGACAACTGTAACACTCTCGGCATGGGCTTCTGCCCGTCCGGCGACTTCGAGATGGGCATTCCGGAGCCGCAACCAGGGTCGCTGCCGGTGGCCCCCAGCTTTGGCGGCAGCAGCGCCGGTAGCCTGTATGGCGGCGATGGCCCGCCCATGCCAGACACCTATGTGTCCGAGGGGACCGACATCATCGCCCAGTTCTATGCGTCCAAACCGGCGCCGGAGGGCCAGCCGCAGCCGCCCGGGCCGCTGCCGCCGCCACTGGCGGGCCAGCCGCCGGGCGTCCCGTTACCACCACCTGGTTACGTCCCCGGTTTCGGCCAGCAGCGGCCCGTCCCACCGCCAGAGCAGCCGCCGATAGTGCCGCCCCCTGTGCCCACACTAGCGCCGCCACAGCAGATCCTGCCCCGAGAGGTGGTCCCGCAGCCGCTGCCACCCGCACCACCAGCACCGCCCGCGCCGCCCACGGCAGCGCCCAAGTGGATCAAGCCAGATCTCAACAGCGAGACCAAGGACATTGAGCGGACCGCCCGGGAACTTGCTATATCACCGTCTGACTTGACGGCCGCGCTGGCTAGCGGCAAGCTGACCAAGCTGACTGATAAGGTGTGGCAGCAACTACCCAACAGCAACTCCTATGGCATCGGCCGCCGTGATGCCGAGGAGCACGCGGCCAGCCATAAGAAGGGCTTACGGCGGATCATGTACGGCCTGCAGCATGGCGGGACGCTGCCGGCCCCGATCATCGTCAAGCGCCGTACTGGCCCCTATCTGGTGGCTGGTAATACCCGCTTGATGGCGGCCCAGGTGCTGAAACTGACGCCGCTGGTGTGGTATGCCGACATTAGTTCGCTGACATAAGAGGTGTGCTATGGATGAAATATCTGAGTGCTCAACCGATCGTGGCGTGCAGGTCCTGCTGGTGCCGACTGATCCTTATCAGGCGCAGCTATACAACCTGGTCAACGACCTGCGGCAACAGAACGGCCGCCCACCGTTTAGCTGGGAGGAGCGCCTCACCAATGCGGCCACCGGCCACATCACTGACCTGATCGTCTATGGCTGGTTCCCCGACCCGCATAACGTCAACATCAACTGGGTGGAGCGGATCGAGCAGGCCGGCTACACGCACTGGCGTGCCCTCCGCGAGAACTGTGCCAACAATAGCGGTCAGCTGTCGGCCCGGACGGTGGAGGCCATGTTCAACCAGCTCAAGCGGTCGCCGCCGCACCTGGCCAACATGCTGGCCACGGACGTGCGCGATTTCGGCACGGCCGTGGGCCAGGGCCAGGGTACGCCCAGTTATTGCGTGATGGACTTTGGGAGGCGCTAACAGGAGGGTATCAAGATCATATATCGCTTTAGCCAGACTGAGGACAGCGACCAGGAGGGGCTGCTGGACCGCCCCTATCCCGGCTTCCGCTCCGACATGGAGCGCGATTACCCGCTGATCCAGCAGCACGACATGGAGTCGGCCGACCTGGACACGGCCCACCGCGTCGCTACTGAGACCATCTACGCGTCCGGCGCCCAGGTGGACGTGTTCCTGCGCACCGACAATGCCGACGTCGACCAGGTGTGGGACGAGGACGCCGATCCGACCTACTGGCCGGCGCTTGTTTGCAAGGCGTTCTTTGTGCCCAAGCCGCTGGAGATTGCCCTGAAGAATTGGGGCGTGGATACCGCCGTCAAGCTGGAGCTGGTGTTCGGCTACAACGATACCATCCAGCGCTGCCAGCGCTTGCTGCGTTCTGGCGACGTGATCAAGGTGCCATTTAATGCGGTCGGCAACGTCACGCCGAAGCTGTTCCGGGTGGTCAATGCCTCGCCCAATCACAACTTCAAATATAGCTGGCTATTCTTCACCTGTACGGCCGAGAGCCTAACCGGCGACATCACCGTGCAGCCTATCCAGGCCGTTGGCGGCGCCATGGGCGGCGGCGCTGGCGTTAGCGACATGGGTGCCCAACAACTGGGTGATTATGAGTAAGGACTTCAAGGATAGCGCGGACCTATTTAGGCAGGTGCGGGCCGATCTGGGTAATCAGGTCGTCCCGGAACTTCTAACCACGATGGCGGCCCTCACGGCCAAGAAGGTGGCGGAGCGGCTGGCGACCACGGTACATGAGTTACAGCCGGCAGTGCCGCCGACCGTCCAGGACCCCCGGGTCTATAAGTTCCCGCCCAAGGCTATCGTCATGATGATTGGTGATGGCACGCCGGCGGAAGTGGCTGCTTATACCAAGGTCTTCGAGGACGTCAATGAAACTTACTTGAAGGAGCGGGCCAAGTTCCTGGTCTTGCTGCGTGAGGGCGGCATCAAGTAAGGGGCCGGTTGAGGTGGGCGATGCCAATCCACGAGTTCGATATCGACTATACGCCGGCGGCCCCGTACACCGAGATACCGGTGGTGGCGGCGTCGGTGGGGCGCGGCTCCGGCGCCGAGGCGGGCGGGCCGGCGACGCTGCCCGATGGCGGGCGGCAATTTAGCCATCTCCAGGCGCCGCCTATTGGCGTCCGCCAGGGCAAGCAGGGGCGGTTCGATGTGCGCGGCACGCCCTCCGGCCTGGCCCGCGAGGACATTGAGGATTTCCTGCTGCCCGGCTTCCGTGCTCTCGATGAGGGCATGAAGATGTACTGGTCGGGCATGCGCGTACCGACCAAGGATGCTTACCGCTTCCTGCGCGTCAAGGTAGCTGGGGCTGATAAGAGCGTGCTCATCTGGCGCGACGAGCTGCTCAATGGCCGGGCGCGCTTGCCGGTCGGCGCCCTGAGCCGGTCCAAGGAAGAGTTCAATAAGGATAAGTTTAGTCCGGCCTACCACTACATGCGGTTGCGCTATACTAGCACGCGTGGCAACCTGGCGGTGCTGACCTACCGGCCGACGCCGTGGCTGGTCGACTATACGCTGAGCGTCTGGGCCGAGCACAAGCGCGATGCCGAGTATGTCAAGTACCAGATCCTGACCAGGTTCAATCCGCTAGCGGAGTTTCGCATGTCCGATGGCCGGGTGCAGGGTACGCTGACGCTCCGCTTTAGCGGGGCACAGGATCAGAGCGACAAGGAGGCCAGCTTTGAGCAGCATCGCCTCATTAAATATGAGTACACGATGGTAGCCGAGGCGTGGCTACCGCTGCCCGAGCGCGTCCTGCCGACCGTCCTGGGCCAGGTGGTCGCTGTCAAGGATGCGGACAACAGTCAAACGCTGATGTATGCACGCGGCCCGTTCGGCCTGTCAACTTAGGGAGCTTATTATGACCCGACGCTTACCCAACCGGCCAGCCGTCGTCGCCCAGACTCCTGGCGAGGTTGCCACCATCTATAACCGCAGCCGGCAGCTGGTCCCCATCCAGGTGGCGCCGCCTGGTGGCGATTTTTACCTGAGCGAGCAGCAGGTACACTTGCGGCCCGGCAAGACCGTACAGGTTGCCAAGAGCCATCTGCGCTGGGAGCAAATTCAGAACCTGGCAGCTCGTGGAATCTTGCAGGTAGTTTACGATAGCGAAGCCCAGGCAGTTCAAAAATAAGTCAGCCATAGCCTGTTGAGGCGGTTGGCCTCTGTCGTGACGATCTGAGCGGAGACGTTGATATGGCAGTATACCTGAGTCCGGGTGTGTACCTCAACGAGATTGACCTCAGTGTGCTGCCAACCGCCGTTGGCGCGCTCACTCCGGCTTTCTTCGGGGCGGCCAACAAAGGACCGATGAACAAGCCCACGCTCATCCTGAGCGCTGCTGACTACGTAGACACCTTCGGCAACCCCTTCCCCGAGAGCTACCTGGGTTACGCCGTCATGGCCTACCTGTCGGAAGGTAACCGCTGCTGGGTGACGCGCGTCGGCGTCGAATGCAGCGCCGGCCAGCCCCAGGAACTACAAGACGTCTGTATCGACACCTCGGGCGAGCAAGGCGTCGGCTGGGGCCGCATCCCGCTGTTCCAGGGTATTGACTACGGCCGCATCAACTTCCGCCCCATCGACGACGCCCACCCGCTAGTCTTCCAGGCGGCCAGCACCGGCACCGTGCTCTACCACGAGGCCCTGACCAGCGTCACCAGCGGGCCGACCCAGGCAGACCTGACCATCACTGGCACCTACACGGGCAGCCTCAACGACAACTTCACGCTGCTGGTCACTGGCAGCCCCGCCGGCACCAGCGGCTCGCCCATTGACGGTGCCACCTTCCAGGTAATGCGCGGCTCGGACGGCGCCATTCTGGCCGCCGGCACCATGACCGACGCCGGCGGCGGCACCAGCAACCCCATCGTCCTGCCCAACGGCCTGACCCTGACCGTCGACGTCACCAGCGGCGCCCTGGGCGTCAACGACGTCTTTACCTGGACGGTCGCGCCCGACAACCGCAAATTCACCGTGGCCGTCGAGGGCATCCCGGGTGCGTCTTACACCATGCCGGTCGCCACCTACACGGACGTGCCGACCTTCGTGGCTGCCCTCAATGCACTGATAATCACCGAGGGCTATATAGCCGTCACCGTCGTGCTGCCCGACGACGTCACGGTAGTGCCGCAACTCCAGACCCAGCAAGCAGGGCAATGGCTGCAGCTCATGGGCACGGCCGCTTTCGCCACCGCTGTGGGCCAGGTCCAGTACATCTACGACATCCCGCGTGCCTACCTCATGGGTAGCGACGCCCCGCCGCTCGGCTACACCATCAGCAGCGCCAATAACCGCGTCATCATCAACGTCATCGATAACATCGAGACTCAACAGGTGACGTTCGTGCTGCCCAGCGGCGTGAACATGGCGCCAGCCCAGGTGGCTGCCAACATCAACGGGGCCGGCGGCCTGCTGTTCAACTCCATGGTGGTCACCGCCCCCGGTGGCGGCCAGCGGATTCTGATCATCACGACCCAGGCCCAGGACATGTCGTACCTGCAGATGCTGGCCAACTACACACATCTGGCCACGCTGCGCTTCGCCGAGATGATCGGCATCCCCTATCCCTACCAGCGCGGCTACCGGGGCTATCAGGACACGCGGCCGTTGCTGCCGCCCGGATCGGCGACCGACCCGGGCACCCCGGCCAGCTGCGAGGGCGTCAGCGATCCACAGTGCACCGTCGACGTGGCCTACTACGCCAACATCGTCGGCTGGCTGGTGGCCACCAGCCCCGGCACCTGGATCGATAACGTCACAGCCAGCCTGTCGCTGTTCACCCAGGGCATTGGCGAGGTGGCGGGCCGCTACGCGCTGGTAGTCAAGGACAGAAATAGCCTGGTGGTGAGCCAGATTCAGGACTTCAGCTTCGATATCAAGGACGACCGCTATATTGGCAACGTCATCAACCCGGGCAGCAAGTACGGCGGCCGGAATGGCGATCCATTCTTCAACTGGATTCCGCGTCCAGCCTACCTCAACTTCGATCCGACGCAGGGCGACACTAGCCAGAACCCCTACCAGGTGCGGCAGCCGGCGGTGTTTGCTGGCCTGACCGCCGCCGGCGGCACCAATGGCATCCCGACCGACCCGGCCTTCTCCAGCGAGCTGGATGCGGCCGTCATGGGCAACCCGGTGCTGAGCACGGGCATCTTCGCCATGCAGAACCCGGAGAGCTACGACATCGACCTGCTGATCACGCCGGGCTTCTCGTCCGGGGCCGTCATCGCCAACTGCTTGCAGATGTGCGAGGCACGCGGCGACGTCCTCTATCTGGTCGATCCGCCCTTTGGCCTGCGGCCACAGCAGGTGGTGGATTGGCATAACGGCATGCTGGTCTCCGACCTCAATGCCGCCATCAACACGTCCTATGGCGCTCTCTATTGGAGCTGGGTCCAGGTCTTTGACCAGTTTAACAACATCCAGATCTGGGTGCCGCCGTCCGGCCACGTTAGCTCCGTGTTCAGCCGCACCGAGCGGTTGGCGGCCCAATGGTTTGCTCCGGCTGGACTCAATCGCGGCAAGCTGCTTACGGCCCTGGCGGTCGAGTATAGCCCGTCGCAGGCCGAGCGCGACTTGTTGTATGGTTATGGCAATGCCGTCAATCCGATTGTCAGCTTCCCTAAGGATGGCATCGTGATCTGGGGCCAGCGGACGTTGCAGCGGCAGGCCAGCGCCCTGGACCGCGTCAATGTCCGCATGCTGCTAATTTATCTTAAGAAGAACCTGTCGGTGTTGCTCCGCACCTTCCTGTTCGAGCCGAATGATAAGACGTTGTGGGCGCAGGTGGAAAGCACCCTCAATCCGTTTATGGCCAACATCCAGGCGCAGCGCGGCCTTACCGGCTATCGGGTGGTGTGCGATGCCACCAACAACACCCCGGATCGCATCGATCGCAATGAGCTGTGGGTATCGGTGTTTATTCAGCCGACGCGGGCGGTGGAGTTCGTGGTGCTGAACCTCGTGGTCATCCAGACCGGGGCGTCGTTCTCGGCTGCGGAGGTACTGGCGGCCGGCGGCATCGTCACCTCTGGAACCTAAACTCGGGGTCACACGCGACTCCGACTAGTGCTTGGAGGGGTAAAGAATGCCAGGTTTCAATACGGCAGGGCAGTGTGCCGGCATGCCGCCGAACACCCTGGAGACGCGCCGCGTCCACCGTTGGGTCTTCGAGACCATTGGCCGGGGCACCGGCCAGTTCACCCAGGTAGAGCTACTCGTCTTGAAGTCGGCTAGCCGGCCGAAGTTTAAGTTCGAGGAAGCGAAGATGGACCACGACCAGGAGACGGCGTACTTCGCCGGCAAGCAGACCTGGGAGCCGGTCGAAATGACCTGGTACGACGTCGAACAGAACCCGGACATCTCGGCCGGCATCTACGCCTGGCTGGAGACGGTGGTGAATCTGACCTGCGCCAACGTCGGCCACCCGTCCACCTACAAGCGGCAAGCGTCCCTGGTGGTGACCACCGGCATGGGTGCCGTCAGCGAGCGCTGGATCATGTATGGCACCTGGCCGCTGGACGTTGACTGGAAGGGCCTCGATTATACCAGCTCCGAAATCCTGACCTGCGTCGCCAAGATGCGTTATGACCGGGCCGTCCGCACCTGCGTCAACAACGCGGCTATCGTGGCCACGTCGCCGTCGTGCCAGCTGCCATCCGGGACCGGTAGCTTCGCGCAGACCACGGCGGCCGGCGGCTAACATCAGCCTCATCCCGCCCCGACATAGAGGAACGGCCCAGGCCAGCACCTGGGCCGTTCCTCTATGAGGTGAAAGGTAGATAAGATATGCCTGGCTTCAACCTCGGTAACTGTCCCGATTCGACCGTTGGGCCGGCGTACACCGTCGAGTCGTCGCGCCGCCACCGCTATATCTTGCAGGTGTTGAAGCCACTGACGCGCGACCTGCTGATTGTGTCGCACAAATGCGGCAGGCCCACGCCGGAGATCGATCGCATCATCATGCATCAGGGCCAGGACGAGATCTACATGCCTGGCAAGAACCGCTGGTTGCCCATCGACATCAGCTTCTACGACGTCCATGACTCCGGTACCAGCAACGCCTCCCAGGAGATTTACGACTGGTGGTCGGCGGCGGTGCTGCTCATCAAGCAGTCGGCCCTTAACCGCAAGTTCAAGCGCGA